TTATCACTTGAAACAAATTGTTTTTTCAAAGATTTTACTTTATTATCAAAAGCTTTTTGAACTCTACCATCAATATGTCCTTGCTTTATCATTATCGGTTAAGTTCTTCGTATTCTTGTAAGATTAAAGATAGACTTTGTGGAATACGATACTCTTTACCTGGAACCATAAAAACTGAATCCGATTGATTGTTTGCTCGTGCAATTATCCACCAGTAATTTTTATCATCATAATAACGACTTGCTAAGTTCATAAAAGTTTGACCATAAACACCACGAATAAAAATATCAGTATCACGCATTGGAATCGGTGGATACTCAACTCGATTTAAATATCGTGTTCCATTTTCATCTTTGAATATTTTTGATTTTAAATAACGATTAGGCATTGTCTGCTCCTTGGTTCGCAGCTTGTTTCTTCTTATCTTCTTCCTGTTTTTTCTCTATTAACTCTTTTGGTGTCAATTCGTATATGTCTCTGAAACCATTTCCTTTTCCAAATCCTAATTCTCTCCTAAATGGAAAGTCTGTTGAAATGTTATCATAGTGCATTGAAGTCATTGATGGTAAATCTTTTCCAATGTATGTAAATTCAAAAGACAATGTGCAAATGTGTGGAACCTGTCTTCCGTCTGATAATTCCCAAGTTGAACCCTCTGGAATCGCTAAGTTTACCGAAGTAAAGAAACCTGGTGTATTGTTGAATAAATCTCCCAAAGTTAAATAAGAAATCGGAGATGTCGGTCTTAAAGCACCACCTAAATCTGTATATTTTCTATATCCTGGTAATACCAATCCTTTTGCTGCATTTACTTTTTCCCAAATAATAGGAACATCTTTTTTATTTAATGCTACAATGTTGACGGCAAAACTAATGGTTCGTGTGTAATTACCATAAACATAAACTTTATCTGCTCTACCAATGTATGATGATTCAGTAGGTGTTGTTGATGAATTGTCCGATATATTACCTTCTAACAATGCTGGAAAAATAATCCACCTACCATTAACACCATCTCTAATTCTAAATTTAATGAAATCTCTTATTGGTTCTGTGTTAGCGTCCCCTAAGTTCGGGTTACCAGTTACTTCTCTTGTTGGATAAAATAAGTCTGGCGAACCGGGTTGTCCACCATAACGAACTTGTAATTGTGCACCTATACCTTTATTTTTATCAAAAAATCTAACTGCTTTATCAGTAACACTATCTACTGGGTCTCCAGCTCTGCCTAAGTCAATGTGTCGTTTTGGTTTTATTCTTGATAATTCTTGTGGTAAAGCTTTTGCTAATAATGGTGCTCCTGGATTATATAGTCTTGAATTTTGGTCAGCTGTTTGTGCTTTGACTTCATCTTCACCTATTTTTGTAATGACATTTTTTCTTCTTGTTGGATTTTCTCCTTGTAGTAAAAATTGTTGAGCTATGAATCTTGCTCCTTGTGGTGTTCTTAAAAATCTACCAAATTGTCTAACGTTTTGAGCACCGAGTTCTGCTTGTAGTGCTAATCCACCACGAAAGATAAAATCTCCACCCGAACTAACATTTTTAACTATCCTTGTTGGATTAGTTTGCGTGGTTGAAACTCTTTCATATACTATTTTCTGTGGATTAATTTCTATCATTGTTTATTCCTATGTAAATACCCTGACTGTCGCATCATTAGTATCGATACCACCCTCTAATAATGCATATTCAGCTGCTGCTTTCTCATCTAATTGAGCTAACAACTTATTCGTTACATCTAATTTATCTTGAACTGATTCTCTTTCTTGTTGTGCTTCTCCACGAGATATTCTTTGTAATTCTCTAACCGATATACCAAGAGCGTCTGCTATGGATTGTCTTTCAATAACATTCATAGTTTGTAAATCACCAACATTACGAACAATGTCTTGCACTTCTCTTGTTAGACCCTCAATATCTCCTTCAAGTGCTAATCGTCTGGCAGTTTCTAAATTAATTTGTTTACCAGTAATGACTTGTGCTTTGAATTGATTTGAAATACTTGTTTCTAATTTCAATACATCATCTGCTACTTTAAGAACTTCACTTAAACTACCACCAATCTTGGCTGCTTCTACTGCTGCTCGGGCTAATCCCTCTGCTCCGTCCATTGAGAATTTAGCAAATGTTTCAGCGTTGGTAGCAACATCTTTCATTACTCTACCAACTGCAACACCTTCAGAATCTGCTAAGTCCGCTACTGATTGTGCTATGTTGGTTGCTACATCAAAAGAAGCTCCTGTTAAGTCCATCATTACTTTGTTGAACTTGACGATTTCAATTCCTGCCACACCCATTTCTTGAGCCATCATTTCAATGTTTTTAGCATTTTCAACGGTAATCATTTCCATTGTTCCGAACTCTTCGGATAATTGTGCTAATGTGGTTTGTAGTTTACTGGAATCAAAACCTAATACTTTCATATGACCCTCAGCCATTTTCAACTGAAGTGTCATTTCTCTCGTTGCTTGTGCACTAATTTCTAATTCAGCTGCAGTATCTCTTGCTGCTTTTCTGAATGACATTACGGCCGTAGCTAATGCTAGGACTGCAGCTGCTGATACTAAAAATGGATTTGTCATAAATGCAACTTTAAGTCTATTTAGTCCGGCTGTTAATCCATTGAATACTCCACCCAAAGCAAGTCCCGTTGATGTACTATCTTCTTCGATATCATCTAAACTATCAATAATACCTTTTTGCATATCATCACCTAATGTGTCAAATCCTAAAAACTTACTAATTGTTGCTCCACCCGGTATAACATTAAAAACTGAACTCATTTTATCACCAAGTTCTTTAGCTTTGTCTGCTTGAGCTTGTACTGAAGCTTCTACTGCTTGTTGGAGTTTTAATTTTTTTTCTTCAGCTTGAACTTGTTCTCCTAAATATCCAGACAAATTTATCGCATTATCTATTTGCTGGTTTGCATTTTCAAGTTGTTTTTCCGCTATAGCTGCTGCTTCTGCGTTTCCACTTAGTATGGCTGAATTAAGGTCATCAGCAGCTTTATGGGCCGCTTCAAAAGCTTTTTCTATTACCTTTACTGATGCGTCATATTGAGTATTTAAATTTTCTACTCTTGTTTGTTGAGCCTTAATGGCAGTTTCAACGGTTGTAGCAGCATCAAATTGGTCTCTAAAATTTTCTGCTATTTCAACGGTCTTTTCACTAATTTTAGTTAGTTGGTCTAAAATAGTATTTTGATTTTTTATTTGTTCTTTTGTGCTTTCCGCCATATGTGATTTAGTTAATGATTAAAAAAAACTTATATAGAAGATGCTTTTCGTAAATTAGCAACCACTTCAGGGGCTGATTTTTCCATCTTGTCTAATCTAGCTTCCATACTTTTTCTGAGTTTTTTAATATCATCTCTATGTTTTTTTAAAGTAGGGTCTGCGTTGATATACTTATCGATTTCTCTTTTATTTCTTCTAAGTAATATATTACTCAAAAGTTTTCCGATAAACTCTCGTAAGACTTGTTTGTTTTCTTTTACAAATTTTCTATTCATAGTTTTTTCCTATCAATAAATATCAAGTTTTAAGATTTTTGAAACGACGGTCTTGGAATTTGTGAATCATTTTGTTGTGATGATTTTTTGATATCTTCTGCTTCTTTTGTTTTAGCATCAATCAATTTCTGAGCATAAAACCTTCGTAATGGTACGGGCATATTGTAGAGTTCATTATGGTTGAACCCATTTCCATAATAGGCGATGTTGAAGAGTTCTTCGTGAATAGCCGCCCTATTTGTCGGCGGCTGGCCAAAAAAATTCTATCCCTAAAGGAATATCAATCGTGTGTTTTTTACCTTTTTGACTTGTGTATTCAAATGTTAAATCAACATCTGGTGTTAATTCAGAAACATATTTTCTGTATGCTCTGGCGTCAAGTGCTAAAAATTCATTGTCAACAAAATTATCAATGTCTTTTTGCTCTTTGTTTCCGTCTACTGATTGTATTTGATATTTCAATCTCGTGGTAATTTCTTGTGATACTCCTGTGAGTTCTTCGACCTTTTTTAATCCTTTTAAAGTTTCACCAACTTCCTTTTCATCTCCGTGAGTTAGCAGTTTGAATTCTACAACTCGTTTTGAATTAGGTAGTTCAAATGAAAAAAGATTTCCATTTTTTAATAAACTCTCATCTACTGATTTATTTTTTAATTCAGACAAATTTACGGTGTATTCTACTCTTTCTTTTGTATCGGGGTCAGTTAACATTATATTATAGTCTGCACCATAACCTAATATTCTTGTCCCAATCATAAGTGCGTTTTTATCACCGATTAACATTTCATCTAATTTAACTTTTGAATCTGCAATTACTGATTCTAATAATTTAGTAATCACTACTCCTTGTTCAATTAAATTATTTGATGTTAAAATGTCCTCTTCTTTTGCTGTCATATATTTGACATCAATTGTTCCACTACGCAAAGGACTATCTTCGGGATACAATAATCCCTGTGAAGGTAAAGATAGAACTTCAGTAGGAAACCCATACTGACTTTCAGCCATTGTTTACTCCTTGATTAATTAAGATTAATAACTTATTATTTTTTTAAAACTTTTTCTGCACCTGCGATACCGAAACTACCTAATGTAGTGAATAGGAAAGAATTGTATACCACATCATTGATAACTAAATCTTTACCCATAAGTCCAGTAACAACATCTGCAAACGCAAACAAAACCATTATTGTAAATGCGCCGAAACCAATTATTGATTTCTCGTTGTATTCATTATTGTCTTTAAATATTGCCCACATAATTTTTCTCCTAGAACTCTAATATAGCGTAGTCGTATTGTAATGTTAGATTTATATCAACTACTTCATTAGATGCGTAGTCTAATGTATTAAAGTTTGCTGTCGTAATAAATGCACCTCTTAAATCCCATTGTTCAATTTTTTCTCCATTAGGACTTAAAACATTGAACTTAATATTTTTCTTATATTCAGAAGAGTATCCGTCCACACCTGTCGCTGCTTCGTGATGTTGTCTAATCCACTCATTGACTGCTTGTGCTCCACTTGGTACGATTGGGTCATATAGAGTTATTTCTAATGTTGACCAAGTTGCTTTTCCTTTTACATATCTTTTTGTGTTGATATGGTCAAGAGTTACTGATTCAAACGATACCTGTGGTCTTGCCATTGTTTTGATAAGATATGCAGGAATTCCTTCAATCTCCATAATAAACCTATTTTTCATCTTAGGTTCAAATGGTGTAAAAAATATTTGATTTGGGTCTAAAAATGCCACTTTATTTCTCCTATAAATTAACTCAGTAATAAATATAACAAAACTGAAAAAAGTGTTAGGTAAAAGCAATATCTTTTTTGAAGTTTTTTTGAAGTTTTACTTGACATTGTCATTTTTTGTTTGTATATTATAGTATGATTGATGAAATAATATGTGAAGAATGTGGTGTTGAAACTGGTGGATTTTTTCTTTGTGATGATTGCGAAGAAGAAGTTTACGAAAGAGATAACCACGAAGAAGACGAAGAAAATTAATTAAAAAAATACTTGACTTTTACAAAAAGATTTAGTATATTATAGTATGATTGATAACAATATAAAAGGAAATGAAATGGAAAATATAGAAATTACGACTGATACCGAAGGTATTTATATGAGAGATTACCAAGATACTCTTGTTCCAAGATGTTTTGGTTTTGACAATAGGACATTTACAATGAATGTCTATCAATATGCACACAATCCTATGGAATTGTATGAAGCTAATCAGAATCAACCAAGATTAAATCTTGAAAATTATGACAACACCACTCCTGGTGAAGTAGCTCTTTACAAAGGTATTCCTATGAGATTTAGATTTAATCCAGTTATTAGAGAAATGATGATGACTGGTAATTATAGAATTAGGTATCGTGGAACGAGTAAGCCACAATATGGATATTTTAGAAGTCAATACAATTGTTTGGCAGAATATGCAGATACCTTTGCGATTTATCCAAAATAGGTGTTAATATCGTAATCGTAAGAACCTATTTGTTTCCTTGAACAAAAAACCCCCGAAATCTCGGGGGTTTTTCTTATAGGTTGCGTTCCTATTAATCTTGGAATGCTGCTCCTGTTGGTTGAACTACAAAGTCCAATACGATAAATTCAGCAGTTCTTGTAGGTTGGATAAATATCTGTCCTACTAACTGATTTCTATCAACAACATCTGGTGTGTTGTTTGAATCGTCCATTACTACTCTGAAAGCAGATAGACCTGAATTTGCTTGAACTTGGTCTAAGTATGGATTCACTATGTTTAGGAATCTATTTCTTAGAGCTGATGTGTTTTGTTCAAACACCAAGAATCTTGAAGATGATGCGATAAACTTTCTTAAGTTAATCAACAATCTTCTTACATTGATTCTATCTAATGCACTTGGTTTACCTTGAAGTGTTTTCTGACCAAACACGACTACACCTTGACCTGGGAAAGTTGCGATTGGATTAATACGATTTTCGTATAAATCATCTCTTTCCAAGTTGGTTAGTCTTGTTCTTGCTTCTAATACTTCTGTTAAACCACCACGATTTAGACCTGCTGGTGCAAACCACTCTTGTCCAATTCTATCATTGTTTGCGTAAACACCTGGTAGAACTACTGAAGGTGGAACCCAAGTTGGTTTATTCTTCACTTCATCAAGAACTTTAACCCAAGGATAATATGTTCCAACATAATTTGAGTCTAAAGTTTGAACATCATTAATCGCAGTTTGAATAGAAGCTGAATAATGAGAGCCGTCCATAATAAAGAATGCGTCTGCTCTATCTTCAATCTTATCTATCGCGTGGTTTGTTACTGATGAATGAATTGAGTGAATAACACCTGGTAATGCCATTAGGTTAATATCGTATTCATCTGGATTTGATACTGTGTTAATTGCTCGTTTATAAGCAACTGAACCACTTTTTAGTGCTCCACTTAAATCAAATCCTTGTGTGTTATCTCCAACAATATCTGTTCCAGATTTTCTTTCTGTTGCTGGATTAAACCCGTCAAATCCGTCTTGGAAAGGAACTGCAAATTTTCTTTGACCTAATGCTGAATTAGTTAAAGAAATAAATGTAGTGCCATCTGCAAATGTACTACCTAATACTGATGCGTCCGCACTTCCTGACATATTTTCTAAACTCATTGACATATTACTACCTGTTCCCACACTAGTTGGTAGTGGTTTCAAGTATGCTTGACTATCTTTACTATTGAAATCTAATCCATAGTAAACATTTGAGTCAAATGAATTACGACTATTTAACTGGTTTACTTTAAATGAAGCAGTTGGGAATGTAGCTGCTACCGTACTACCACTTGGTGTGCCTAATGCAACAACGTGTGGTAATGATACTGCTCCAAATCCCATAGGAACTAGTTCACTTGAAATATTTGGTAGATTACCAATATCTGCTACTCTAATGTATTTAGAGTTATTTGGATAATCTCCATTTGTTGTTAATTTACCATTTGAATCTACTGTGATAAATCTATCACCGATAACTCTTGGTAAGTAGTTTGTGGATTCTTCATCAAAATTAAGATTTGAGAAGTTCTCCAATACGGTTCCGTCATCATTTTGACCTGGATTATTTACAATCACTTGTAAACTAAATGAACCATAATCACTACCGGCTACATCTGCTGCTCTCTTAACATCAGAAATACCAACTTTATATTTGGAATTCATATTTGTTCCGTGAGATAATGTTTTTACGGTAAATAGATTTGTTCTTGCTCCATTTATTAATTGTGATTGAATAGAAGGTGTTGATGCCACCTTAAAGTCAAATGAGAAGTTTTCTTCTGAACCTGAAGCAAATGTGATAACATCATCACCTGCTACTTGATTTTGTATGTTTTGGAAGTTTGAATATACATACACTGGTTGGTTATTATCTTGTGCGTTCTCACTAAATACTTTTGTAATGTAGTTT